AGTTCCTTTTCAACCTTGCCACGTATCTTGATATCGGCTTTGGCCGTGGCCAGTTCCCGCTCATAGTAATCTATAAAAGCAGGAATTTCGCCAAGGTCGGTAACTACTCGATTATACCACATTTAGGTTACCACTCGTCAATGTTGCCTTCGTTGTCATCATCATCGTCTGCTGAATATTCTTTGAGAGCACGTTTTAGCGCACTATCAGTACCACCAAACTCTCGCAACTCTTGATCGCCTAGCATATCAACCATAACACTCATTAGGTTGTCGGCTGCTTCTTGACGATCTTTGCTAGGGACATACTGTTTCATTATAGTGTATAATTCACTTAATACTTCTACGTCTATGCTCATATATTATTTTCTCCAAAAACTAAGTTAGTATGTGATTCAAACCATTGACAGACTTTTGAGTATTCTGTATTAAAATGTATACTCAATGTCCAACGTTCTCCTTGGTTGCTGATACCATGTGGCATTTGGGTATTTAGTAACCAGGTGTCTCCGATGGGACTAGGGTAGGTTTCGACATTATTATTATGGTTAATCCAAGTATACGCTTGTTTGTCAGTGTTGTCAAATATGTAGTTCAGTGCAGTCTGCATAGTGGGTAGATCTACGTGCTCTCCACCATTGCCTTTAAGGTAACTAATGCATCCATCGTCGGGACAAAGTCCTTTAAATGTTTCTAACATGTTGTTTAACCACGGCATAGTTTTATTGATAACCGGACCGGTTATTCTATACCAGTTTTCACTTAGATTGTGTTGACTGATAGTTCCAATTGATCCTAACATATAGTGTTGACTATTGCCGTATGTCTCAATTGTTTTAACATTAGAAAGTAAGGAGATTAATCGAAATGATAAATTCTTGATTTCAGTCCAATCTTGATAAATTGTTAACGGTATTAAACGACAGTGTTCTATCATTGCTCTTCAACAGTTGATTCAACTGTCTCGACTGTCACATGATGCGGATTAGCAGTAAAGTCTGCCATGACTTGGTCCAAACTGCCATCTTCGTTTCGTTCCCAGGCCTTGCGGAATTGTTTGATTACAGTACCGTCTGTTAGTGTATATTTAAGGCTGTTGCCTTCTTTGCCTAATAGGCCTTTGCCTTCAAACAAATCAACTAAACCACTGTAAGGATTCATACCAGACTCATACGGAATCTTAACCTGTACACTTTCAAATGGTTTAGCGTAACGTGTTTTCATAATCTTACAGGCGGCACGAATACCTTTAACTTCTGAAATCTTGTTGCCATCTTCATCTTCTTTTAACTTCAACTTACGCATAGCCACAACAATTGAACTGGCATAGATAAAACCTTGTCCGCCCGAGATCTTGTCATCTGGATCAAACATGTCCTGTGACGCATAGGTATGATTAGTGGCTACCAACCCGATGTTTAAGGAGCCGAACATGTTTACGCAGTTACGAACCAGAGCTGTCAGTGCTTTAGGCTTACGACCCATATCACCTTTAAGATCGCCTGCTTCAAACTGATTTACATCAGTTGGTGTTAATAGCATACCCAAACTGTCCAGCACAATTAAAACCTTTGGACGTTGATCTTCGGGTAGTTCTTTATAACTTTTTACAAACTCTGTGATCATTTTAGCCACATCGTCGATCATAGCCATATTTAATTTGAGTAATTTGTCTTCTGATGTGTCTACACTTAATGCGTGTAGCCAGGCTTCGTCTAGGGCATTTTCTGTGTCAATTAAAATCACATAGATACCTTGCTCTTGTGCGTTTCGAACTAGATTACCTGAACAGATAAAACTTTTACCAGCACCCGATTCGCCAGCAAATACTGTGACCTTGCCCATGGGGATTCCTTTGTGGAAGTCGCCCGAAATAAGATAATTGAGTGCGTAGTTGTTGGTTGATATCCAATCAGTTGGATCATTGAATCCTACACTGATACCATCAATACTCTTGGTAATGCTTTTTCTAAATTTGCTTACATCAAACGGTTTTGTAATTGCCATGATTGTTTTCCTTAATAAAATTGTATATCTTTGTCGCATACTGCTGGTGTTGCCTAGGTCCCGGGTGTTGATTATCAGACCCTACATCTATAAATTTTATAGCGTTTCCATTTATTACTAAATCCTGCGTTAAATCAATGAAATTTTTAAAATCTTTCAACATTACACCGATCCAGGCTATATCAAGTATGTTGGCAAGATATAATGTTGCTTTTACTTTTTGGCAAAAATTTATAACTTGTAAAATATTTCTCAATGCGACCAGACTCTGGGTCTCGCTTTCAAAGTAGTCCAGGTTCCAGTATTGATATTCTTTTGTTGTAGACGCATATTTGGAGATGGTAATTGATTCAAAATCCCAATCGCGTGACACTTCGATTCTGGGAATGTTGGTCAATCCCCAGACCACGACGTCACCTTCTTGTATGTCAGATCTCAAAATCTGATCGGCTGCCCACACTATCGATGAACCACCCTGAGACAAGGTTATTTCGGGCAAATTCATATAGCTAGACAGCAATGAACCCCATCTCTCGTTGCGAGCAATCGCCGACCCAGCTGTAACCGAACAACCAGCTGTCCATAAAACCGGAGACTCCAGTGACCTGACATTTTTTAAGCTATCAAATTTTTTATTCCAGTTAAGTTTTTTAATTTTTTCTGGATGCCGACCCAGTTCATTGAGCAATCGACCATATGAAAAACAATTATCGTTTGTGATCTTGATATTTTTATCTATGTTGACCAGAACTATTTTGTTGGCATTGTTACATGCTGTAGCGATGTTTTCGCAATATAGATCTTCCACTGATGTATGACAGTCTAAAGCCTGGGCCGAGCCAACAATCGTATCTATGTTGTATCTGTTGACCAGTACTGATGCAGACCCATTCCAGTCATAATCAACGGTTGAAATATATAATGTATCGATCATTTTAGTTTGTATAATTCTGTAAAAATCTTGTTGCTGTCAACTCCGAGAGCCTTGAGCCAGTCTTCATCTAGTGCGTTTTCTGTGTCAATCAACACAACAAAAATACCTTGCTCTTGTGCGTTCTTGATGATGTTGCCGAAACAGATGTAGCTTTTACCAGCACCACCATTAATACTCTTGGTAATGCTTTTTCTAAATTTGCTTACATCAAACGATTTTGTAATTGCCATGATAATTTCTTTGATTAATTTTTAATACTATAACACTATTTTTGAAAAACGTCAACTACTACATTTCGTTTTATCAACTTCATGAAGTCCTCTTGATTCTCTGCTTTTGGAGCACAGAATCCACACCTACAAATTACTTTTTTACAACTTATAATAGGCATTGTATTGGTTTCTAATTGGGTCTGTAGCTTACTTATAATCTTTTTTGCGTCAGCAATATTTCCCAGTGGTTCTTCTTGTCCAGTTGTACTCATACGACAATCTTTATTAGTAAACACTGAGCCATCAAGTTGACGTACAAATAAAAAAAACCAATTTACACTACACGACCAACCTTCAAACCCTTGTTGATGCACAAACCCAACATTACTTTTTAAATCTCCATTTAGGCTAAGTCTACGACCACCGCAACATTGTCGACCTTCACTTATACTATTAACTTTATCAACAAATTTTATCGGTTGTTCGATCATCTGAGCAAATTGTTTGGGACTATATGACCACTGGTCGCCGGCATTGTCCAATGGTTTGGCCAAATATCTTATGTTATGTAGTTTACAGAATTCGATAACTAATTCTGCATCAGCAAACATTGCAGGATTGTTATGCATCATAATGACTGCTTTGAATCTTTTGCCCTGCTCCTTAAGATACAGTATGTTATCCAGGTACTGTTGCTTTTGTTTAGGTAAGTTTTCTGCATGATAGCTTACTGTGAATTCATCCACCAACGGAACTACTTCTTCCCAACGAATTTTACCAACTACAGCATTAGTAGTACAATTAACTGTTAAATACCAGCGATCTTTATACTGCTTGTATTTGTTGCGACACGCCTCTAGTATCTTCACAATGTCAGGATGAAACAAACTTTCGCCACCGTAGACATTTAGTACTACTTTACGTTGCGATTCTTTCTTGTGATTCATGTATTGATCTACATATTCGTACATAAAATCAATTGATTTCAGGCATTCCTCTAGTGGTGGGTGTTCTGTTTCGTTGTCGTGTCCGGCTTGAAGTCCCCACTCAGGTATTGTTCCGCAGTAAGTACAATCAAGGTTACAGCGTTTGGTCACTTCCCAATCTAATAGGAAAGCAGGAATATTGTTGGGATCTAAAGCGAACCCAATTGAATTAATAGTATCCATATAACTCTGTAAATATTTTACTACTGTCTAAATTTCTTCTTTGATTTAATTCTGCAATCTGTTTAAAAGAATTTGCCAACGATTTGTTAAAAGGTTTGTCTAAATAACTCAACATATTGTTATAGCTGTTCTCTAGCAAATATCCTGGCGAGCTATATAATCTATTTTTTAAAATATTACGTAATTCAGTAATAGCCAATTCTGGTAAATGTCTTATATTTAAATAAGCCGGCCCAAGCAAAGGGCCAATAATAAAACTATTATTATGAAATCCTAATTCTTTTAAAAAATCTACGCAGTGAAAAACTGATTTATAATTTAATAAAAAATGTAACATATTAAAACTTATTTTATGATTTAATTTTTTAATAACACGTAAATTATTAAGAAAATCTGTCCATGATCCGCCGTATCGTATATACTCGTATTCTTGTTCAATTGATTCTACACTGACTATCCAATGTACATTTTTAAATTCACATATACGATTGAATATTTGTGTATCCACTTTACTTAAATTTGTGTTTACACGTAAATTTACATCAGGATCAAGTAAGTTTAATAGCTCTAAGTTTTCTTTCATCAGCAGTGGTTCACCACCGGCCATGTAAACGTGTTTAAGTTTTTTAGCGTTATTGAATATATATTCTTTAAAGTCTACACGTTGCTTATCTGTAGGTGTAGATAACTTTATATGTAATTCATCAGCCCATCGACTACTAAAATCAGGACTACAATACACACAAGCCTGATTACATAGGTTTGTCCATCTTACATCAATGGTTTGCAAATCAAAATTACTGTTGCGATAGGTATCAACCGGAACATTTTTTAATTCTCTAATATAAAATACTCTATCACTTATAATATCAAAACTTTTTTTACCTATTTCTAGATCGTGGCATGGCTGACAATTAATTGGAGGTATTTTGTTAAGTATTGACAACTGCCTATCAGTGTTTGTTGGTCCGGTTAAAATTTCTTCTATAGTATTATCACAAATATTGCCAATAAACTCTGCACTGCGAATACAATTTTTTACTTTACCATCAAAATTGTACATAAGACCAGTCCAGGGTATAGGACAAAATGATCGATTTGTTAATACGTCTTTAGGTGTCATCTCAGTGATATGTCTGGTATATTTAATCCATTGTTTTCTGCTAGTGCAAATAAGTCTAGTAGTGTTTTGGCCCACTTTGCTGGATTAGTGCCGCCACCATTGGGTTGTGTATTTACTTGACCAGGACGCACAACAGTAATGTTAGGAGATTTATGTAAATATCTTAATTGACTTACAGTATCTTCTAATGCAACTTTTTGTAAACGGTATTCATGCATGCCTTCTATTCGACTGACAGGTTGTTGCGTCATCATAGTGCTAATAACTATAATGTGTTTGCCAGTGTCAACCCAACGACGATGCATTTCTATTAGTAATTCTGTCTGTGCATACCCAGCTTGTGCATTATTAACAAAAACATCGCAAGGTTCTATGGCGTCTGCTACCTTAGGAATACTTTTAATATTGTAGCCATTTCTTCGACTTAGCCCAATAACTTCATGACCATTTTCTGTGTATAAATCAGCAAGTGCTTGACCGATGCCGGCACTGTGTCCTGTGATTGCTATTTTCACTTAATCCCTCTTAGTTGTTTCTGTTCTTGTATATATTGATCAATGCTTACTTTATCTTTATTATTAACATCTAATACTGCTGGCTGTTTTAGATATGCGTATTCGTGATCAATACCATGGAATCTTGCGAATGCAATGATTTCTGGCAATTGCTGTTCATTTAACACACTAACGGTGGTCCACAAGTTTAATTTAACCGGCATGCGTTTATATTCCATTAAGTTTTCGTAGAACTTGTCCCACTTAATAGGCCAGCGTATGAAATCGTGTACTTCTTCAATACCATCTAAGCTGACTGTTACCGTAACATCAATGCCGCAATTAACTAAGTTAACCAATTCAGTCAATACTGTGCTGCAATTTGTATTTAATCTAACACTACGAACATTAGGCGGTAGGTTAGCTAACACCTGTTGATAATTCTTACTATGACTAGGCTCTCCACCGTTTAGGTCTAAATGTACAATGCGCTCTTGCGGTAAATCCCAAAAACGATTGGTATTATCAAATATTGTGTATGTCTTTGATTTTAAACTACCTATTTTTGTACTTAGACCTTCATGACATGTCATGCAGGCGCTGTTACATATATTGTCCAGTACTCCTCCTACAACTAAGTAATTTTTTTGTGTTTGATATTTGTCAAATTCAATACTATGTGTGCGAATACTTATACCATTTTTAATTTCTGTTTCTTTGCAACGCTGACACTCAGTTGGCCATTGATCTTGATCAAATTGTTTGCGAATTTGACATAACCATACACTAGAATCCATTTGTTCTAATGAATCAAATTGTGCAGCATTAACCATATGACCACAACGGCTAACAGTACCGTTGGGGTTAAATCGAACAAAATGATTTAGTCTAGGACAACGCATATATTTTGGACCCGAGAAATTATTTCATTTTGTAAATCAGGATAATTAATTTTGATATATTCTAATATAGTTGAAATTTTTACTGTTTGATTTAAAAAATCCTCTGTGAGTATTTTGTCCAATTGTAGATAATACCAAAGTTTTAAATTGGGCTGAAAATAATCTACAAGAGTTTGATCTCTAGGAACACTGTTCCAGATCACATCTGTCACTGATCCTAATTCTGCCATAGGCCGAATATGAATTTTTGGATTACAAAAACGTCTAAGATTTACCAACCAATGGAATTGTAATGTAAAATGACGATCTAAAAACAAATAATTGTTAATTAGTTGTAATGTTGTAGTACGATCTAATTCTGAATGCAGTCGTAGATATGTTTGCACTCCGCTAACATAACGCTCAAACGGGTCTCGTACAAATATCTCTACCTGGGCAAGGTCTGATATTTCCGACTTAGACAACGGTCTATATTGGTGTGATGCAAGACTGCGACTTCCATTTTTGAATATTGGGTAGACGTAACGACTTGGAGATACTTCAAGTACCTCTATGTCATCGGGAAAAATTACAGGATCTAGATATGATAGCATAAACAAAATGTGGGGACCGAAGCCCCCACAGCCTAATCAGGAAAGATTAAGATTTCTGACGATTACGAATCATGGCCAAGATGTCTTCGGCTTTTTGGCTTGAAGGCTTAGCTGGTGCAGACTGCACCGGAGCAGTAGGAGCTGGAGCTTCATCTTCATCAGCAGCTACAGCACCAGAATTTGGTGCAACATAACCTTGAGCCTTAAGCGCCGGAACCGGTGTATCTTCGTCCATGTCAAATGGAACTGCTGGAGCAGCCGGTGCTGATGCGGCTTCTTCTGCTGGCTTTGGAGCCGCATTAGGAGTTTCTAAACCGTATGGCTTGTAGTAAGCACCCCAACGTTCAGCATCATAGGCTTCACCATTGACACTGGCATCAAACATTTCTTTGATCACT